ATGACAAAATCACCGCCCGTATCCCGCATTTTTGTTGGCCCCTACCGTAGAGTAGGTTTGCCGCCAACGGCTCGTGTTTTATATTAGCTTAGCTTTCTCCGTGCAGAGTGCCTACGTTACTAATATTAGAGAAGACATTCTGTCAAGAATGCCCAGCAGTCCACATTAACCCCTCTCTATGACGCCATAGGAGCGGCCTCTCCTGCATTAAGGTCTCTCTATTAGACCTATTTTGCTGTAAATTGAAATGGTTCAAATGGTGATCCAATAACCATGTTTGCTTTATCTAAAGGTAGAGTTTCCGTTAACTCATGAGTAAGGTCGCCTTCATTCTTATAAATAAAGGAGTACTCGAGTTCTCCAAATTCTTCATGAGAATATAAAGTGACTAAGAAAACCTTATCACCTGTTGGAGGAAAAGTCATCCAAGTTCCTACGCCTCTGCATACTCCATCAACGACTGCGGCTAACTTACCACCCTCGGCTATATTAAAATCTTCTTCAGACAGTTCGGCCATCAAAGCGTGATTGTACTCATAGGCATGCTTGTTGACTATAAATAATGGATTAATTTCTTCTGGGGCAACTATAGGTTGTATTTTTTTTAGAGAAGCTTTTCTCTTTCTATTAGCAGCCTGCTTAGCTTTAGCCCTAGCTATTCTGTCTTGTAAACTTACGTTTCTTTTTCTAGAAGAAGCCGTTTTTATTGGTTTACTGGGTTTCATATATTTATGTGATTTATTAATTAATTAAAAAAGGAAGCCCCCGTCCTCAAATTGAGACAAATCACGGGGGCCGCATGGCTTAAATTGCGTTCAGCTTTTCGGTGTGGCGCTGAAGGTCCTGACTTTACATAACAAAGTCTAAGTGGTACCAGTTAGCCGTGGAGCTTTGTTAAACAACCAAAACGAAAGGAATGGCCTTATTTACACTGGTAAGGTAAACAGCCGGGTGTATCATGGTAGCTAGGTCCTCAAAATTCCCAAGGACTGTCGCTACAAAATTATCGTAATTATTATCGCTTGCGTATACTTCTTATACCCTATTTCATTGCAATTTTAATTACGTTATTTCTTGTCGGATTCTTCTATGAATCTAGGGAATCTACTTCTTTTTAATATGACAGCATCAAGCCGTTTATTAGTATTAATAAATTCACTAGCGTCTTCTATAGAGTCTCCACTGAAGAATGCGAAGTCTGCTTTAGCTTCAATCCTGCGAATTAACGAGAGTTGTTGGCTGGTTGCTTCCTGCATTCGGTGTATTGCTGGTGTCATTTTCTTTTTTTTGATTAAGTTTTCGGTTATAGTTAGTTTTCCATATTTGGGTAATTAGCTCTGGAGAGTGCCGTTTAAAGTCAACGTGGCACTCAGCGCATTGCATCTCACCGTCATCTCCGTATAGGGCATGAAAGTCGTGGCCATGATTAATCCAAAGAAGTTCTCTTAATTCTTTGTTTTCTAATAGTAGTTGTGACATTTTATTTTCCTGTTTGAAGTACTATGGTTTCAGTACATTTAGTTCCGTCGAAGTAGCATAAGTTCTTTTGAGCCTCTTCTAAGGTACCAAAACTATCGGTACAGTTAGCGCCGCTAGAACTATTGAGCCAAGCATCACACCACCACCATCTAAATAAGTGATGAGGTTGCTGGATAACCCAAGATGTGCTAGGGCCGGGACCTGTACGTTTAATGATTCTTGCTTTAGTTTTAAATAATTCTTTTAATTTAATTAATATGGTATTCATTATAATCCATTCATTATATTAACCCCCCAATAATACTACATTCTGAAGAATAATTGGAGGGGAGTTAAGGGTTTAGTTTTTGCTGTATACTTTTAAATCTTTAGTTAACATAGCATCCTCTATAACTGAGTCTCGTTTTTTTCTCTCTATTGTTATATCTTTATTATCAAGTTCGGACATTACTTTACTAATTATATCTTTTTCTCCATAGTAATGCTTGCTTTCCCCGCATAAGTTTGGAAGGAGCGCGCGAGATCTGGTAGAATATACTATCATATATGGGCGATAAATTGTAGGTGGACGGTCCACTACTATAGTGAAGCCGTTGTGTTCTTTTCTTGTCATTAGTTTAAGTGATTATTGGTGGCGATAATGCGCTTCCCGTTGAAGAGTCAGATAGATTTCCAAGCCAAGCAAGGTCATCTTTTACTCCGCTAGCTATTACAAAATCAGAAGATGCTCCAACGCCCATTCTCCTAAGAGAGTTGTCGTCAGTGAAAGGGTCTTCCATAGCCATGGTTAATTCACGTTGAATTTTATGTCGTTCGGTGACCATTAGTGAAAAGGCTAAATGTCTGTTTTCATATCGTTGGTGTGAGGGGGTACACCACCAACAAGCTTCGTGAAATTCGGGATGCCAGCTTTTACAGCAAAGACAATACCATCCCTTTAATTTTGTAGCTTCAATATCTTCTTCGGAGAATTGAGACATGGGTTTATAATAAGGTTTTCGAAGCCCCTTGGCGTAGTTAATTCCATAATATTTTCGATTTCTGGAGCTAATTACACCTTCAGGTTTCTGATGTCGAAATTCTTTGAAGGGGAGTCTTTTGGTTTTTTTGCGTTCTCTTGCGTGGTAGTTATATAATTCATCTGTCACATCTTGAGGCGAACGATTAGCTCTCCCAAACGCTTGCAAAACACCCGCCATAGAAATCCCTCCCTAATTGCATTACGTGTGTAAACTCGTAGTCAATATCAGACATACATACATTTTCTAAATATTCTTCCCGTTCTTCTTTATCAAATCCATCATAATTACCGTTAGCAAAAATATAGAAATAAAGAGGGTCTTGACCACCTAGCTGTTGAATGTCATAACAAATACCCTTAGTTCCAGTATCGTTTCCCAACATAGGAAGTCTTAACTTAACTATTGTTCCTTTCATTACCACTTCTGGCCCCTTCTAATTGCACTAATATCGTTTAAAAATGTAATATGTTCTTGAGCGGATGTAGCATCCCTTTCCATTTTTCCTATAACACACCCTACGGTGGCTATAAGTTGTTCTTTATTCATGTCCTTAATGGGCTGGCCAAAAATAAAAGTTTCCATGCCCTTCTTTAGATATCTATCCATAAAAGTCCCGGGCAATCGTACTTCTATAGGTTTCGTTGAGGTTTCTTTACTCATGTTTGTTTTGGTTATCTGTTGTTTTCTGGAGGAAATACACAATCTTTCATGGTATTATGCCAGCCATCTATTGTTGGAACTCCTCCCTGAGCTATACAAGCATCAATAGCTTGTTGTGATTTAGTAGGACGTCTTTCGTCATTTTTATAAAAAACCATTCCGATCATTATTATTATAAAGGTTGCTGTCCATATTATATTTCTCTTAATTCGATAATCTTTAGCCATATGTGCTCTCCATTGTTAGGTGCAGGGACGGCAGGACTCGAACCCGCATTGCCGGTTTTGGAGACCGGAGCTCTACCAATTGAACTACGCCCCTATTAATTTAGTCTTAAGTTAAAAAAATTCGTTCTGAAAGTATAAGCTACTTCATACTGTTCTTATACCCAAATACTGAAAAATTTCGGAGCCGCGCTGCGCTTATTACAAAAGGAAATATGTCGCTTAGTATATAATTTTGGAGATAAAAAGAAAGGCCAAATGGACCTCTCTTTTTGACAGCGTGGGTAGGTTACTTAGTGGTTTCGGCAAGTTCTGAGAGGGTTTTTCCGCAATAATGACAGCGGGGGTCTTCTTTAATATTTTTAACTTCATCAGGATGAAACCCATGTATACAGGGTCCGTCCGGATCTGGATCTTCGTCTGGACCAAAAATCCACTCTTTCAAATTAAATGGCCATAGGCTCATAAGGTTTCTCCTTTTTTAGCTAATTGCCATATTCCGGTTTCTGCATGAGCAGCACACCATATAGCATACAACCGTTTGTAAGTCATTTTAGCATACTTTGAAGGCGGATCATTAGGCCAGCGTTTCTGAGCCCAAGCCGCCAATTCGTATTGATGTTTGTAGGGACACTGAACCCCAGTAGACCATACCATAATATAGATCTCCTTAGTTATTACATAGTTCTTATACCTTTATTGCATAAATTATAAAAAAAACCTTTACAAATAAATTCGTAACACTTATATTGAGATATCAATTGATAATTATTTTTAAGGACATAAAATACATGGATAAAGCACAACACGTGTTTATGAAATACGCTGAGCGTAATAAACGTAAACCTAATCGTCTATTATTAGATTTAGCCCCAGGAGCATTATCTGGGACTGTTACCAGTTTATTGCTTCACCCCTTAGATACCCTACAAGTTCGTCGTCAGACGGCTCCTCCCTCTCAAAATGTTGACTTTAATAAACCTCCTAAACTTACGAAACCAATAGGTAAATTAAAGGCTTTTAAATCTTTGTATAAAGGTTTAGGATTAAAATTGTTACGTAACATTCCAACGTTAGCTATAGGATTTGGTACCTACGGAGTTACTAAAGACTATCTAGACAAAAAATATAAATAGGAGTTAAAATGGATATTCAATCACCATTAGGAACTGTAGTAGGGTTAGGAGCCTCAGCAGTCCCGTCGATTCCACAACCAAAAAGGCGTACTAAATTTAGAAAACTTATGAACGCCTCTTTAGTAGGAGCATCAAGTGCTATTTCTACGTTGGTGCCTGGCGCGCCCTTACAAAGTGCAGCAGCGGCGTCATTAGCTCCGGAAGGGAGAAAGGTGCAAGCAGCTCAAGCAGCCCTTACTGGGTCTATGTTAGGGTCTTTACCTGGGGCGGCACTGTTTACTAGACAATTTTTTGCAAGTAATAAAAAAAACATAGAAGATTTAAAAGGAAAAACATTCAACGACATAAGCGATGTTACAAAGGCCTATTTAAAAAATCAAAAGCAGTTAGCTAAAAATTTTATAAAACAACCAGATTTACCATCAAAAGCTTTTCAATTATTTACTAATAAAATAAAAGGCACCTTAACAAAATTTAAAACATTCAAAGTACCAGCAGCCGCGTTATTAGCAGGAAGTGCTATAGGTTCTGGCATAGGATACCATAGGAGTACAAATATGAAGAAACAAGGAGAGTTTTCTAAAGCAGAACTATTATTTAATAAAACTGCAGGACCGACTGCTGCAAGCGTGGCTGAGACAGGGCAGAAGGTATTAAAAAGAACTAAAGAGTTATTTTCTGGCAATAAGATGAAGTCTAAGATAGATGCAGCTAAAAAGAGCGGGAAAGAGCTTGACGCTAACGAGGCTGGTAAAGAAATTGTAAAAGTATACGCTACACGAGGTGCGGCGGGTACAGGCGCAGCAGCTGTATTAGCAGACGCAGTTATAGATAAAAAAGCGGAATATGTATTTTTAAAAGTTGCAATTAATGCGAAGGCATTAAAATTAAAGGCCATAACAATTGCCCAGGAAGCGAAAGCAACCTCAGATGCGGTTGTTAAAGGAACTTCAAAAAGAGTAGTGAAAAATAAAAGTCTGGCACCCGTAGATGCCCGATGGACCTCTTCTGGAGGTAAAGGAACCGCTGCGAATACTTCGAAATCTTCGAAAGCGTCAGCAGCTTCAACTACTTCGAAATCTACAAAATCTACAAAGGCTACAACTTCAACTGCTCCGGCAAAAACTGAGCAACCTGCGGCAAAGAAAGGAATAAGTTTAAATGCTAAACTTCTAGGGTTTGGCGCAGGAACAACTCTCGCAGGAATAGGGATAGGGCGCGCTAGTAAAACTGGATCGGTATCTGCTAGATATTTGGAACTAGTAAAAGGTAGCCGTCTAAAGGGCCTTAAACAAAGTAAAGCAGATTATATAAATAAATTAAAAACTGTGACCTCTAAACTTCATAAGGATCATCCTAAGTATACGGAACTATTAAAAAATGTAGAAAAAGAGATTAAAATCGAAACAGCTAAAGTAGTAGGAACAGTAGTAGGAACTCCTACAGCAGCAGCTACCTTAGTAGGCGGAGCTATGTCTTTAAATAAAAAAGCAGAAGCTGTAATGAGTAAATTAGGTAAAAAGTATCCTTATATAGATTTAGCACATGATCTAGAGTTGTCTAGAATAAGAGAAGAGCTACAAGCGCGAGCGCATGCTAGAGCCTTACAGGAAAGTCCTTCTGGCAAATGGAATAAAGAAAACGCTCCAGAGTATTCGGCGAGCTCAAAAAAGGAAAGAAGTAAACAATATAGGACTGCCACAATACCTAAAACAACGGGGGTCGGAGCAGCATTAGGAGCTTGATCAGGTACAAAATGGTTAGGTAAAAATCCTCCTAGTAATTATTGAGCTGTAAACCCAGAACCGCTTTCAGTATTAAGAAAAATGAAAGGTTTAGGAAAAAATGTTGCAGTAGGAGCTGTAGCGGGTGCAGCGTTTGGAACAATGATAGCAGCTGCCGTAGGGAGCGATAAAGCTCAGCGAAAATATTTGAAAGTTAAAGGATTAAGAGGCGGTCAAGATCTTACCAGTAAACAGCTAAAAAAATATGTACCAGAGGCTTTAACAACGTCTAGATTAATTAATGATATAGACTACGCATCTTAAAGAGTGGGAAATAATTAAATGAAAAAACAAGCAGTAAAAGACTTAGTTACCGAAGTAAAACATCTGACTCACATGATTGAGGGTAAAAAGGGTTTTAATGTAATGAGAGGTCTCTACGGACCCAACGCAATTGCAAATTTTGCTAAATGAAAAAAAAGCAAATCCTGGAAAGAAATATAAAGATTATGCTCAGTTATACAAAAAAGCAGAATACATTTTCTCAAAAATAGTCAATGCCTAAATTCTTTCCAGTACCAAAATTTAAGATAGATCGAGGATTCGATCCAACCCTCATTCAACAAAAAGCTGGATGAGACAATATCTTTTTGCAGGGACGAAAGAACAAAGCTAAATATAGAGCCTTAATAGCTAATAAATCTATACCATTTATGAGTAGAGAAGTGTTTACTAGGAAACCCCTCCCTAACGTTACTAGGGAAGGTTATAATGGGATCTTAACCTCTTTTAAGAAGGTAGCTCAGGTATTTGAGAAGTATGCTAAATATACCTCTTGTAAAATCAAGTTTAAGAAACTTCAAAAACATAAAAAACCTCTAACTCCAGAAGAGCGCGCGTTAGTGATGAAAAGCAAAGCAGTTTGGAATTTTCATTTTGGTAGAGATGGCAAACGCCAAGCAACTCCGGCTGTATGGAAATCGGTACAACCTGATGGTAGAACTATATATGTAACTAATACTCATCGAGCCTTTAATACAGCTCCTACAGTAAAAGGCGCAATTAACAGATATCACACATTTATAAAAGGAACAGCATAATGAATAAAGCACAATACATATTTGAAAAATGAGCTTCAACTGCGATGATAAGAGCGGTTAAGGCTAGAAAGATCTCTGCAGAAGCAGCGGGAAAAGCTACTCAAACTTTAGGACTTAAGTCTAGATATTTAAAAGATTTGGGCCAGGGAGTTGAAGGGTTGGCACAGTTAAGGACTTCCGCAAAACACCAACTTCAAGTTGCTAAACTCTATGACCCTAAGGGAGGGCTTTCGAGTAAAGAGGTATTAAAAGAAAAAGTTCGTACTTTTAAAACAATGTCAGGCAAAGGCAATTTTGCCAAGTATTATGGAAAAGATCCTAAACGACCCATCACTTTCCACGAGTATAGTCCAGGAACTGCCGGAATTGGGAGCTCTATAAAACAAACTCTTCTAACAAAGGCACAAGCTACACTGAGAGGTGTACCTATGGCCGACGTAGTTAGAAACCCAGGAAACATTCAGGGTGGAAAAATAATTGACTTCCTTCCCGCAGGTAGAAGGGGGCGCAAAGCTCTACAAACAACCACTGTCGGGAAACAGACTGAGGGATTTAAAAAAGCGGTTAAGAGTGAAGTGTGGAAGGCTCTGTCTTTAAAGAAAAAACCAGCTGCAGCTATAGAAGGTATTAAGTACCAAGCTATAGATTTTGGAAGTAAGTTATTAGAGAGCGGTATGACCCGAAATTCTAATATACCTAAAGCAATATACGGTAAGAAATAAAATGGATAAAGCCCTACACGTATTTAATAAGTATGCTGCCGATCAGCCCCACCAAGCTAGAGTATTAAAGAAGCTTGAGAAGACTGATCAAATGTTGTTATATCACGGCTTAGGTTCTGGTAAAACCTATACGGCATTACGTGCAGGTGAAAAGTTTAAGAAACCTGTAACAGTTATAGGCCCTGCAGCTTTAAAACATAATTTTCCTAAAGAGAGGCTTAAGCATAAAATAAAAGGGGAAGGTTCTTATTATTCTTATAATAAACCTCCAACAAAAAATGTTTCAAAAGACGTAGTTGTATTCGATGAAGCCCACAGAATGGGTAGAACAGAGTCCCAACGTTCACACTATCCAGATAAAATAAAGGGTAAGAAAACCCTGCTTCTATCAGGAACTCCTATTAGAAATGAACCTGCAGAATTAATACCGCTTTTACGGGGTTTAAATATTAATATAGGTAGAGATAAAAAAAGATTTAACCAGGCGTTTATTCAAGAGACTAAACAAAAACCTGGATTTTTTGCACGAGTATTTAAGGGTATTAAGCCTGGAACGGTAAAACGTGGGAAAAATTTAGGAGTTCTTAGAAAAGCTCTACGAGGCAAAGTAGATTATCATGCCCCAACTAAAGATAAAAATTATCCTTCAGTTATAAATGAGCGTATAGAAACTACAATGTCTAAAAAACAACAAGCAGCTTATAAAATGGTTATGAAAGAAGATCCTGATTTAAAGTATAAAATTAGGCATGGAATAGCTCCTTCTAAAACAGAATCATCTCGAATGAATGCATTCTTAGGAGCGGCACGCCAAGTATCTAATCGTCCGGGCAAATACAATTTAAGCGCTACAGAGGCCGATGCTCCTAAACTAAATAGAGCGATGTCAGAAATTTCTAAGAGGCATAAAGCTAATAAAAAATATCGTGGAGTAACTTACTCTACATACTTAGGTCACGGAGTGGACCCAATGGCCAAAAGACTTAAGAGAACTAAGATACCTTTTGGCACCTTTACAGGAAGACAGACTGACCTAGAAAAAGCTGATGTAGTAAAGAAATATAATTCTGGCAAGATTAAACACTTACTTATATCTGGAGCGGGAGCAGAAGGGCTTGATTTAAAAGGAACAAGGCTTCTTCAAATATTAGAGCCTCATTGGAATGAACCTACTCTAAAACAAGTAAAAGGTAGAGTAAATAGATTCAAGTCTCATGAACATTTAAAAAAACAAAATCGAAATATAACGATTCAAACATATATTAATAAGCCACGTAAAACTAGATTCTTACGTAGACAACATGCGGGAACTGATGAGTATCTAGAATTGCTATCAAAAAATAAACAAAATCTTGTAAATGATTTTACTAAAGTATTAAAGGAAGTAGGAAGTGATGGATAAAGCTGCGCAAGTATATAATAAATATTTTTATAAGTTTGGAATGGCGAGAGTACCCTCGTTACAAAGTTGGGATGACGTTATTAGCCAGGTAAAGAGCCATACCCGCCTTAAACCAAAATTGGACCGCGTAACACGAATGAAGTCAGTTACGTCTAATAGGAATGAAGGAAAAGATATAATAGAGAAAGTATTACCAGAAATAGATATAGTCAAAACTAAAATGAATATTGGAGATAAAGGGGTGGTACAAACTAAAAACCATCAACTTATATTTCACAGAGCTAATCCGGATTGGGGAGAAAGCGGTGATATGCATATGTCAACATATTATACAAAAGACATGCCCATTCAAAAAAGGTTTGGTGAAAAACTAATTAATTTTACTGATGCTAGTTTAAAAAAGAAAATAAAAGACAAATATCCAGAATTAGAGATGAATTGGTAAACTAGTGCAAAATAAACCCTCTATATCAGACCACTATCAATATGGTAAACGTCTTCTTAGGCATAAGGCCTTTATGATTAGGCCCGGCAGGACTATAGGAGCCCCATACGGGACGCTTTTAGCTCATGACCTCTCTAAGTTCCGCCCAAGCGAGTGGAAGCCTTATGTAGCCTATTGGCAGGGCCCTAAAGGTATTACTGGTACGAAGGATCCAGAAGTAACTAGAAAATTTAGAGAAGCAGCAGCGCTTCACTACAAACGAAACCCACATCATGCCCACAAACTTGGTTTGGTCTCTGAAAGAAAAAATAAATTAGAAGCAGTAACTGATTGGTATGCGACCTCAAAAGCTAACCAAGCTAATACAAAGGATTTTCCTAGTTTCGGCACCTGGGTGAGAACTCAAAGCCCAGCAGCTAGAAAGAACTTAATAGATTTAGGAATAAACACGGAGAAATTAGCAATGCAAGATAAAGTAACATTAATATTTAAGAAATATGCAGAAGTTCAGGATTTAAAAGCTAAAATCAGGAGCGGAGTAACAAATATAAAAAATAATGAAGGAGTGGCAAAAGCTACCGCTACCGTAAAAGCTATAGATAAGAAAATTAATTGAAGTAAAGTAGATAACGTGGCTACAGGGTTAGCCGTAGGAGCGAAAGGTTACCATCTTAAAACCGTACATTCACAGGTGAAGGCGGGTAAGGCCGCTCAAAAGGAAATGGCAAAACAACCATTTATGAAGGACGTTCCCGGGTATGTAAACTCTAAAATGGGAGACAGTGTAAGCGTTATTCACGATAAAGCCAGTTCTAAAAAATGAGTTAAGAAAAATGTAGGTAGAGGACCAGGAGGTTTTATATCTCATCAAATGAATAAAATTATATTAAAGCAACCTAACGCGGCAGCTACTATGGGTAAACACGGCCCCGCAGTTATAATTGGATCAAAAGGGTCTTCTCAAAAAATTATAGATCACGAACTAGGACATATCGCGGATTTTAAGAATAAGGGTCTTACTTCTCCAAAAAAATTAGGAAAACATTCAAGAGGAAAAGCAACAGATGTTTTTCATAATCTTGTGGGCAAGCCTGAAAAAACAAATAGATTTAAAATGGAAATCGATGCTTGGGATAACGCTGGAGTACCTGCAGACGACGCTCTTAGAGTTAAGGCGTTAAAAACTTATAGGCAACAAGCAGTAGGGGGAACTAGATCTGGGATAGCTAATTTAGCTACAACTGCTTTTAAAGCGTTCACCACTGCAAAAAAGAATAAGATAATATAATGGATAAAGCACAGTATATATTTGAAAAATTAGGAAAAGACTCTTCAGCTACCAGAGATTTTTTCGCAGGAGTAGAGCCTACCGGACGTTGGACATTTGAAAGCGCTATTAATAATAAAGAAAATCATAAAAGGCATATGGGTACAGCGGTTGCAGGAGGTTTTATAGGGAGCTCTGTAATTACTCCAGCAGTGTTGTCTACTATGGTAAAAGGGCCAAGCGCCTCTAGACAGGCCGGACCCGGCATAAAGGCTAAAGCCCATGCAGTAGCTTCTGAAGCTTTTAAACCATATAAAGTATTAGGGCAGTCTCTTCATGCGCGTAGTAAAATTAATAAAGCATTAAAAACTAAATCTAAAGTATCTAAAAAAGATTTTTCTGTTATTCTGGATACATTAAAAAACCTGTCTATAAAGGATTTAGAGAAAACAAAAGGTCCTTCAGAAAAAGGCAAGGTATTATGAAAAAATAAACGAGGGGATACTATAAAATCAAAAACTAACTTTAAGGATGTAATTAAGGAAACATTTACTAGCGCAAGAGCTAATCCAAAGATACTGAAATCAGTAAGACACGGGTTAAACCGAGGTATAACTTTAATATCTTCTGGAATATTAGCGGCAGGAGCTATAGGAGGGGTAGCAGCAGGAGCTCAATATAATTCTGGATTAAGAGCGCGCAAGATGCTTGTTCCAGGGACTACAAAAAAATCTAAAATTTTGGAGACAAATTAATGAAAGATAAAGCAACTTACATATTTGAAAAAATAGCTAAAACAGCGTTAGTAAGGGCCTTTAATCGTGGAACATTGTCGCTTAACAACGTAAAACGTATTTCACAGAGCTTACAGTTGAAACCAAGAACTTTAAGAAAGGCTGGTCGAGGCAATGAGGCGCTCGTACAACTAAGAACCTCTCCGAAACATGGAGTAGAAGTGGCCAAAATTCATGACACGACTAGTCCAATGTTTAGCCGTAAAGCCTTTAATACTAAAATACAAGTTTCAAAAAAACTGAATAAATCACCACATTTTGCTAAGTTTCACAGAGCCGATAAAAAAAAGAAAATAACATACCAACAATATAGTGTTCCGAGTGAAAAAACATTTGACGAGCACGTAAAACTTATAAGAAGTGCACGTAAAGATTCTAGAAAAATAATTGGTAAAACCGTGCAAGATCTTCACTCTTCAAATGTTGCTGGAAATAAAGTAATTGATTTTTTATCTCCAGATATAGCAAAAAACAGATCCACTGAACTTGGCAAGATATTTAGTAAGGGAAGTAAAAAAAAGTATAGAGCTAGAAAGCATATGAAAACCTTATCAGGACAGGCTAAACATGATTTTTTTAATAGACCCTCTTCAGAAAAGTCTACATATGATAAATGAACAGTTCGCATGTCTAAGTACAAAAAAAATAAAATAACAGATAGTAACTTACTTAAAAAGGTATATGGATAAAAATATGAAAGATAAAGCAACAATAGTATTTGAAAAATTAGCGGGTAGATCCGTAGAAAGTTTAGGACTGATTCCTGAAGGTATGACTGTTAAACAATGGAACGACGACTATAATGCTGGCTATGAAAAATACAAAAAAATTCATGGTAAAAAGCTACACGCATATGATAAGCAATATAGATCGACCCATACATATCCTAAAGTTAGTAAGCAGCAGTTCAAAAAGAATAGGCGAAGAGCAGTATTAAACGCTGTTGGAGTGGTGGTGGCGGGGGCTCTTACAGGCGCAGCAATACTTCGTAAGTATGCAGGATCAAGAGGGTTAAAACGCCTTAATAGAGTATATAAGAGTGTTGACAATTCTCGTAGCTTAGCATTTAGACAATCAGAAAAAAATTGAAGAAACTACGATAACCATACTACTAAGAATACTGAAAAAATTCTAAGACTTGGTAGAGTATGAGACCGTTCTGCTACAAAAACAAACATACTTGATAAGAAGACAGAGCTTGCAGGAAATAAATTATATAGAAAAAAACAAGAAGGGAAACTTAGACATGTAAAAGGCATGATGAAAACTATTAAGAATGGTGATGAAGTGGGATTAGCCTAATGGATAAAGCAACAATAGTATTTGAGAAACTAGCAATCTCTACAAGACATATAAACAAGGCTCTAACAAAGTCCAAATTACAAAATACTAAAAATTTGTGAAACGTACTTGATCCTAAAAGGCAGAAATACAGAAACCCAACACGACTAGAATTAAAGGCTGACTCTCTAATTCACAAAAATAATACTAATCTACGAAAAAGAAAAGCTGGAAGATTTGACCGAACACAAGATCTTGAACTTATGAATAGTATAAAAACTGCTGAAGGCCTAACTAAATCTCAATTACAATTTTCAGGGGTAACTGCGGCTACTCAAAATAAAAGACTTCTTCCAGGAAATATAGCTACAAAGGCACAAAAGGCAGATATTACCACTATTAAATTACAGAATAAGGCAGCAGTTAAAGCGTCACAACCTTTTTTACTTAAGAAAACAGCAAAGTTTATACCAAAAAATCTTAAGGCTTATAAACTGAAGAATAGTATAAGTAAAGCTAAAATTTCAGATAAGAAAAATACTATACTCCTACAGAAAGAAAAAAATAGTGCAGCAGCAAATCGCATAGAGATGGCGAAGAATTGAGCTAAACGATACAAGTAGTAAAAACTTGACTAATTTAAATAAATAACTTATAATAAAGTATGTACATATTAATAGAACACTCTGGAAGTGACAAACATATTGAAATGGCAGAGTTTATTAAACAAGCTGCGGAAGACTTAGGATTTACCTACGAAGAAGCTGCAACTTTAGCGGATGAACCTTTGACTATATACGACGAAGATTTAACTAAGATAGCGGAACTAAAATCAATTCCAGATAGTTTTACGTTACATTACTATTTATCCACCATGGAGGAAAAAGATAATGACCCAAATAATTCTATATGATAGAAACCCAGAAAAAGATGCATTAGCTGCAGAGTTTTTTGATAAAATAGAAAAAATGGACCTTTTTGAAAAGAAAGCAGATATACCTATGGACACAGATAGCGATTTTGAAAAAATATTTATTAAGTGTGCAGAGGAATGGAAACCAGAAACATTTGCAGAATTTAAAGAAAAAGTTGCAGAAGTATTTGATAATAAATTAGATGCGCGCCTGGAAAGATGGGAAGCAAAGCTTGCTATAGATAGACATCTTTTATCAAAATTGTTTTAACCATAGGATGACATTAAACAGAAAATAAAGTACTATGAAAAAGGGTACTCTCATATTTTGAAGAGTATGGACTATAAAGACTGGGACTATTCCTATTCTGTTCATAAAAATAAAAAAGGTACTCATTTCGATATGAGATTGTTTTGTCCCTCCGGAGCCGAGCTAGTGTATTCGTGAAGTTCTAAACATAACTTTTGAAAAGAGCGATATCCAGTACCAATTATTCGCACTAAAGATCACGCTCTTTCAAGTATAAATTACGAGGAAGATAGTGAAGAAAACATAGTTAAAATAGTCTCTAAAGGAACCGCCCTTTTGCTTGATGCTGAAAAGGGATTTTTGTTATTTAAAACAGAATTAGGCGATATTTTTAGTTTAAAGAATTTAAGAGGCAAACGCTATATCTTCACGTCAATAAAATAATATGAAATACCCATTTATAAAATATGTAGAAACGCTAGTTATGCGTAAATTACCCCCAGAGGATGTAAAGGCGGGCTTAGATATCTATAATCTTGAAATGCCTTTGTCAGATATCATGGTTATTAGAGAAGGACTAGAGAAGGCTTTTCCTGAATATTTTAAATCTCCTGAGATTGTGCCTCCTTCTGAAGTATTAGAACAAATAAACATAGAAACAATGTTTGCATATTTATATAAAGTATATACTCCTAAAAGCGTTAAGGGAGTTAAAGGTTCTTTTGAAGTAGTAAATGATATGCTTATGTATAGATTAATTACATCACTAGCGCTTGCGAAGATAACAGAAGAAGATATTGAGCTTATAGTTAATGGGAAATTTAATATCGACTATGAGCATGAAGATATAGAATCTTTCTTACACTACTTCTTTGATGTACAAGGTTGAACAATTGCTGATAAAAAAGCATTAGTGCGAAAAACCAAAGAACATTTTTTACAACACGCATATAGAACTGCTCTAGAACATGATAAAAATTACTTAATTTGAAAACTTGGAGCATCTCCTGATAAATCTTTTGACTCCATGTTAAAGGATATGATGAATGATGCGTATTATAATTTTACCGAGAGATCAACAATTGACCCAGAACTTGCACAAAAATGAGGAGCGTTAGCTGTTAAGCTGGCAGACAAATTAGAAAAATTAGATAAAGATAAAAAGAAAAAAGAAGACTTCTTTGCCGAAGTAACGTTTGAAGTAAAACAGCACAGAGCTGGACATGTAAAAGATTCTGACGAACCCAAACATATCCTGGATTTGATGAATGAGTAATCAATACATTAAAAAACAAGCAGGCATCTTAGATGTGCCACAAGATACTTTAGCTAGCGATATATGGACTACTGAGGGAAAACTATATCCCCACATTAGGGATCAAATTTTAAATAGGTTATATGCTTTTGTGCCTAAGAAAGTGGTACGAAGTGTGGTTATTTTAGGATCCATTACAGGATACAAATATACTGAAACGTCGGACATAGATATAAACGTTACGATTGAGCCTTATGGTGACTATTTTCATCAAGCTAAGAAAGAAGTTAATGGCTATCTTGCACAGGGTACCCGACATCCTGTAAATTATTTTGTTATGCCCCATACTTCAAAATTATCTAATTGAGAAAATTCTACGTTTGGAGTATTTGATGTAATTTCAAATGTTTGAGCAAACAACCCACCCGCTAGAGCTACAGTTAGAGACCCGCATAAGCAATTTAATCAAGAATTTATTATAGCAAAAATGGTTGCTGGACATTATAAAAGACTTGTTTTAGCTTTCCATAAAGACAAAAAAGATTTAGAGACTCTTATAGCATTACCAGATTCTTGACATAAGTGATGGTGGATTAGAAATAAAAAAAAGGAAATAAATGAAGATAGACAAGATCTCATTAATTTTTCTCAAAATCTAGATAAATCTAGAAAATTAGAGTATTCTTTAGGGTGAGGAACCCCGAGGAATAATTATAGAAACGTAGTATATAAATTTATCGAACACGGACCTCATGGCGAGTTATTCGAAAAATTTAAAGAAATCAAGCTAAACAATGGCAAATAAGATACAGAAGAAAAGTGGACCTAAAGATTTTGGGTTAAAGGTATACGTACACAACCAAGATCAAAGAGGAATTAGTGATGCACTAAGACGCTTAAGAAGCAGATTAGATACAGAAAATATCATGGAAGAAGTGAGATGAAGACAGCATTATGTTAAGCCTAGCCAAAGAACCAAACATAAAAAGAAAAAATCTAATCCAAGATGTCTCAAAAGATAGCAATATCACGTAGCGAATTTGCAGAATCATTTTTCTGGCTAAATGGCGCCCCCTTCTCTTTAGATGATTACCCCCATATGCGACGTGTGTGGGATACTTCGCCTAAAAAGAAAGTTATGCAATTTAGCAGACAGACGGCTAAATCCACTACAATGGCGGGAATGGTAACAGCTAATTCTGGTATGATTCCTTTCTTTAAAACTTTATACGTAGCTCCTACGATTACTCAAGCTAAGATATTCAGTCATGATAGGGTGAAACCTTTTTTAGAAGGTAGCCCTTTTATGAAAGATCACTATATGAATACTTCTCTAGTAGATAATGTTCACCATAAAGAATTAGCTAATGGATCTTTAATGCATATAAGATATGCGCTGCTTTCTGCTGATAAATTACGTGGATTTTCTGCGGATATGAATATTTTCGATGAGTGTCAGGACATGCTTAGTGAAATTATTCCTGTGGTACAGGAAACTATGACACACTCTGATTATAAATGGATAGTATATTCTGGTACCCCAAAACGTTCTAGAGGAACTTTAGCTGATTTATGGCATAAATCTACTATGTGCGAATATATAGTTAAGTGCCAAAGTTGTAATCATTGAAATATTTTAGATGAAGAAAACATTGGGGATTTCGGAGTTATATGTAAGAAGTGTGGTAGACCTTTAGATATTAGTGTAGGAGGAGAATGAGTTTCTACATATTCTTTAAAAAATCCTACAGCTATGGAAGGGTATAGAGTTTGCGCTTTACACTTTGCAAAAGCACCCTGGGTTAATTGGCAGGAAGATATATTAGATAAACAAAGGCATTGGTCTAAAGCTTTTTTTCACAATGAAGTATTAGCGTTAGAATATGATGCTGGAGTATCACCTGTTACAGAATTTGAAATAGATAGAGCCAGTACCGGCCCGTTAATGGAAGAGGATCCTAACGAGGAACAGCGTAATTATCCTAGTGTATTAGCTATCGATTATGGCCCAGTTAATTCAGAAAAATCTTATACCGTAGCAGTAGTAATGCAACTTCGCTCTAATAAATTACGAGTAGTTTATGCTAAAAAGTTTATTGGAAAAGAAGCCGATTATAGTTTTATCGTTCCAGAAATTCCTAAAATAATGGCTAAGTGAAATTGCGTTAGTGTAGCTTCAGATTATGGAATGGGCGAAGCGCCAAATTCAGAACTCAGAGCTAGAATAGGTTATGAAAAAGTAGTAGCATTTCAACATTCCGGTACCCAGAAAAATAAAATTCAATGGAATGACAAGATGCCCGCCTACACTTTAAATAGAACTAAAGTAATGACTGAATTCTTTGAAAACATTAAAAATTTACGAATAGAATTTCCACATACAGTATCAATGGATTCTTTTAAAGAAGACATTATGAATATACAAATTGACTATGACGAAGAGCGAGGATTTATGAAATATATTAATATAGGTCCAGATGATTTTGCCCATGCTTGTATTTTTGGAACTATAGCTTGCGAACTAATGTTTGGGGCAGTAAAATAAAAAAAAATAAAAAATTACTTGACAATTAAAGGATAAGGAGCCATATTTAGTTATGTTCACAGCATCCGACTTAGAAATTTTCGGTAAGTCTATTTCCGAAAAGTATATCAAAAACTCTATCCCTCTTACAGAAGGTTTAGCTAAAACAGCTGAAGCCCAGGGATTTACTACATACCAAATTGACCGAGTTGCAGAATTTGCTAATACGGCCACGTATCTTAACATGATGAAAACAGCTTCGGATAAATATATACGTTTTGAAGTTGCGGATTCAAAGGAAGCTAAAAAGAATATGAAATCTATCAAAGTAGCTGTGGATTTAAGCGATTATGACGATGAGCCTTCTATTTTTTCTATGCAAAAAGTAGCAAGCGCTGAGAAACGTGAGGCAACGGAATCAGAATTACGGAAAATGGCCCAACGTCATTTAGGTAGTATACAAAGAGAAAGTAATATAATTGCAGAGCATGTAACGAGTTGGGATACTACATATGGACAGTTAAAGTCTCTAATAAAACAAGCAGTATTAGGCGGATGCTCTTATGGAAACGTTTCTGAAATTATAAAAGTCGCTGCACCACAAACCCATGAACATTTTATTTCCTCAATAAGAGAGGAACTACAACCAAATATGCCTTTTGTTAAATTAGATACAGAAGGTGACAATTCCTTAACCCCTAACCCTAACTCAGATATTTATAAAATCGCTGAAAGATTGGAAACATATACTGATGAAATCTGCCAAGCAGATAAAAATTTAGAACAGGAAACAGAGGATTATACTAAATTTACTAAAGAAGCCTCTCTTCCTAATATTAGTGGACTATTACAAGAAAAATCAGCGGCCTTAAAAGTAATTAAAGGTATTGGAAAAACAATTATAAATCATCCCAAAACTACTGCAGCATTAGCTGTGGGGGCAATGGTACATAAGTCTGGCAAAAATAAAGGTAAGTTTGAACAAGGTTTGATATTACAAAAGAAATTAGTTCAGCATAAAATGGGGAGAAGATAATGCCTAAGATAAAAGGTTCACAAGTATTTAGTGGTTTGATAAGAGGCGCAATCGGGGAAAAGGATCCGGCAAAAATAATACAGTATTTTAAAGCTGGTGCTGGAATGATGATTGCTACTTTAGCACTTGACGCTGTTGTAGATACAGTTACGGAAGTATTTAAATCTAAAAATAAAAAGTTTGTGGCTAAAAAAGCATTTAAGAAAATGATGGCAGTGCATCCTAAGTTACATAAGGTAGACCCTAATATACTTTCATTATACTGGGAATCATTATACCATTTTGCACCGCACATGGCTAGAGATCCGTTAGCTTCTGGAGCCTATATTAGGCAGTCTATTGAAAGGGGTCATTATGATTCCTTTGGAGGACCCCCTCCTGATACGTTTTCTACATTAGTAGGTGTTGGTAGAGCTCCTATGAAACCCGGAAAGGGTCCTGGATTATCAGATATGGTATCAAAAGAGTTAGTGCAAGGAGCATTTGACGGCTTAGCAGAATTTGGGAAAGCACAAACATCTCCTACAAAATATAATTCACCTTTCGATAGCGACATTACATAAAAATTAAATGATAGAAAAACGCGCAGAATACTTTTACGGAGACAATAACTCTGAGGTGTTTACCCTTATCGGTAAGGGAACCATGGAGAAAACTGCGTCGTATTCAGAAGAGTTAGTAGATTATATTAATTCTTTAAAAAAGCGTGTTGACAAAGTATATGCTTTAGTAAATGCTTTATCTGCTGGAGAATTTTATAGCTCTAATAGAAATGGTGATCATTTTCCAGAAAAGGCCTTAAAACAATATCATAAAACATTTGAAGCTTTAGGTCATGTGTACAGACACCATGTAAATAAGGATCCAAGAAAATCGTTAGGTAAGGTTTTATTTTCACATTATAATCCTACAATGCATCGAGTAGAATTAATATTAGAATTAGATTCTAAAAAAGGTGCAGACGTTATTACAAAAATGCAAAAAGGAGAATTACCATTTTGTTCTATGGGAACTAAAGTTCCTTTTGACATATGCTCCATTTGCGGAAACAAAGCTCAAACGAGAGCTCAATATTGTGACCACTTAAAGTATCGTATGAATAATATTTTATCCGACGGTAGAAAAGTTTACGCAATAAATACAATGCCGAAATTTTTTGATATCAGTGTTGTAACTATCCCTGCCGACAGGACTGCTAGTTTTATTAGGCTTCTTGAAGCAAAATCATCTAGTAGACCTCGTGTTATAAAAATTGCAGAGGAATTACCAAAAGAAACAAAACAGCTTTTTAAAGCTGCCGGGTTTGAACCAAGAGCAGAAATTAGAAAAAAAGTAGACGTTAAAATAGAGATTGCGGACCAAGATCCAAAAAATATCCTATTACATACTCAGAAAAGACTTTCAGATGAAACAATCGAAAAGCTTTCTAAGTATAATATCGACGAGATACTTTCTACAATGATGGCTTTACGAATTGCACCAGTTAGAGAAGATTTTCAAAAATTGGCTGCGTACGTTTTTGGACAAAAAGAAGCGGCAGATAAATGGGCTGAAAATGGAGTTTGTTTTATTGTAGATAAGGACACAGTCCCTACAGAATTACCCAATGTAACTTTTGATAATTTTAATAGCAAGATCGCAGGGGTGCTTTTGAAGTCAGTCCCAGATATGTCTCTTACTAAACAATGAGTATTAGCAAGAGGAATACATAAAGTAGGATATGAGTCTCAAGCAACAACCTATCCAAGTAATGTTTCTAGAGAACGTAGCGGAATAAAACGTTTCTTATTTACGCAGAAAGAGGAACCACCTGTTTCAGCACATAGAAATCCAGTAGTTCCATTAGGACTTCTAGGAAGCTTATATTACGGGTATGCGAAGGTATTTAATAATCCATCGATTAATAAATTTAGATCGTTTGTAGTTAAATATCCTTGGTTACTTCCAGTATTAGTGGGAGCGGGAACGGCCGGTTCTTTAGCCAGCCAAAGTGTAGCATTTAATAAAGAAGCCTCTTTAGGAGCTGTGGACAAATTCCTAATGTCTTCTTTAATAACAGTACCAACCGCCTACTATTACGCAGGTAAACAGGAGAATAAAGCTAGAAAAGGTGTACCTTTAAAACCAACAGAGAACTTTGCCAGAAAACATCCATTACTCGCAGGACTAGTGGGGGCCACTGTAGCAACAGCTATTAAGAGACCTAAGTTTTTTAAAACAGCAGAGTTATTATCAGAAATAAGTCCGGAAGATTTGGATTTATTGTATAAAGATATCATAGGAGGGCAATAAAATGTCACTTAATATAGACAATATTTTAGCAAAACTAAAAGCTGAACACGAAAAAACAGCTGAAGAATCTTTTAATGACGCAATGCTTGAAGGTTCTACGGAAGTTAAAGAAGAAGTTAAAGAAGCAGAAAAGACTGAAGAAGTAGCTGAAGAAGTGAAAGAAGAAGTTAAAGAAGCTGAAAAGACTGAAGAAGTAGCTGAAGTAGTTAAAGAAGAAGTTAAAGAAGCAGAAAAGACTGAAGAAGTAGCTGAAGAAGTGAAAGAAGAAGTTAAAGAAGCTGAAAAGACTGAAGAAGTAGCTGAAGAAGTAGCTGAAGAAGACTTACAGAAAGAAGCTGAAAAATATGAAGATGCGGGTAGAATTATGGCTCAAGGTTTCTGGAAGGAATTGCAGAAACAGGCGTCTGAAGAAGTAGCTGAAGAAATAGCTGAAGTAGTTAAAGAAGAAGTGAAAGAAGAAGTTAAAGAAGCTGAAAAGACTGAAGAAGTAGCTGAAGAAATGAAAGAAGAAGTTAAAGAAGCTGAAAAAACAACTGCTGCGGATAGAATTATCGGAGCATTAACCTCACAGTATTTAGGAGATAACTAAAGATGGGAACACTATTAGACACATATAAAGCTATTCAGGAAACTGAAGCTGAAAAAGTGGCCGAAGAAGTTACTGAAGAAGTAGTTGACGAGGGTCAAGAAACTTTACGTAAGTACGCTGAGGGCGCTGAAGGCTTATTAGCTGCAGAATATGGTGAAGATTACGACGAAAATGACGTAATAAAATTAGCTGGAATGATGATTGATTACGATGTGGAACAAGAAACAATGCTTGAAAAAGTAGCTGAATTGGAAGACATGGGTACAATTATAGGACAAGCTATTAAAGCTGAGTTAGCTAAAGACTAACAAAAAAAATGGATCCCAAGTTAATTAGCGAAACTATGGCTCTTGTTGAATCTCTTAGAGATGATAATGAGAAATTAGCATCTGATCTGGCGCATGTGCAAAACGCGTATGCAATAGTATTTCAGATGTTTAAAGCCGGACATGTAGCTGCAGAAAATTTGGAGTCCACAATCAAGAAATTCGTCCAAAAGGACGACTCGGAACTTGAAGTTATTGAAAAAGCTGCTAGCTTCGGAGGCGCTGTCGCGTCTCTAGGGGAAGTTAGTGACCGACTTCAGGATGACGGGACCATGGATCCTTTGACAAGAATGCTTGTCGAAGATCTTTAAAGATAATCGGAGGATATAATAGAATGTTAGAAATTCTTTCTACCTTAAATAACCTTACTAGAATCGACTTGACGTTAGACGCGGCAGGCTGGGTTTTAGCATCGGGCGTAATAGGCTCATGGGTTAGTCCTACCGGAACTGATCAATGTATAAAAGTTGCGGCCGCTGGAAACTTCGGATTTCCAATCTGGTCTGAATCTAACCGTTCAAGCTCTTTAGCAGGGTTCTCCCCTGACATAGCAGCTACCGGAAAAATTACTGTTTTATATGGTAAAATCCGTGCAAGAACTGACCAATATGATGGTACGCCAGCTATTGGGTCTAAACTATACTTATCTGTTACAGGAACACTGTCTACAACAGCTGGGAGCTCGGCTCACCAGGTAGCGGTTTGTACTAAAGCGCAGTATAGTCATGATGTTAAATTCCAAGGCGCCATAACTGCAACAAACGTAATTGAATACGTAACCATATAAAGGAGGATTAAGAAAATGGAATATTCAGCTAGTACGCTAAATGAGTTATTTGTAGAAAAGCTTAATTCCCCTGCGGGACTTGAGAAAGTCGCTATGGAAGGATCAGCTTTCGTTAGACAAAAACTACGTGAAGTTTCTTTTGCAAGAAAAATAATAAATCCACAATATGTAACTAAAGCTGACTTGACAAGATCTGTCAATCACGACGGCCTAGTTAAAATCGTGGACATCGAGCCTGACTCAGAAGCCATGGCACTGAACATGCGCGGACAGCCAAACCTTAGATACGTAATGGGCGATCGATTCGAGATACCCCTGTATCAGGTTAGTTCTGAAGACTTTCAGAAGACTGAAGAAGAGCTGTTGGCCTATGAAATGCCACTGACTGACATAATTGAGAAGAACTCAGTACTCGATTTACAACGCATTGAAGATGAAAAATTCTTAGAAGGTGTAGACGCGCTAATGCCCGTTGCAAACGCTAAGACCGGTTCTTATAGAGCATCCGGCAGTGAAACAGGTGTGATTGAAAAATCAAGCCTAAAAGAACTGTTTGACGTTTTAGACGGAGCGGAATTACGTTGCGATACCCTATTAATGGATTCTACAATGTATAACAGATTATTCTTGTATGATGCATCAACTATTGGTGACTCAGCAGGAAGCGAAATCTACATTAATGGTTTCACTTACAATACGCTCTTCGGACGTAAAGTAGTTGTTTCCAATAAAGTGTTCAAACAGGACGGGTCAACTGCACTGTTACAGAACAAGATCTACGCTTTTGCACCACAAGAATTCTTAGGACAATTCTTAGTATTAAACGATACTAAATTCTGGATCGAAAAGAAAAAGAATATTATCACATGGGCCGTGTACGAACACATTGGCATCGGATTTGGTAACTCCAAAGCGCTTGCTAAACTTACACTGTCGTAGTATTAATACATACGCTAAAATTAGGGTCGGCTTTGCTGGCCCTTTTTTTTACCCTTGACATTTTCCTCCACAAAATCTATATTTAGATATGATACATCCCACAACTAATTATAAACGTGAAATAAAGGCTTTAGTAGGAGATCCAGATGTATTTCCAGTAACTCTTCCAGGAGCTTGAGGTACTGAGGCTGTAGACTTTACATCCGACTTAGCGGCATTATTGTTTCGAGATTTACAATTAGGGATGACAGACACAACTTTACAAGACGACAGAGCCTACGCAGTGAGTAGTGTCCTAGGGCATTCCTTAGTTACAGACGTTGTATCAACTGAAGCTACGAGTTTAATAACAAATTCTCAAATACAGATGATTGATACCAGTATGGATACAGTAGTAATAGTTACTACGAAGGGAAACACCTTAACTATAATATAGGAGATTCAAATGGCTACTAGTGTAGTATACATGAAAAGACACGATACCAGGCCCTTCTTAGATGTTCAACTTCAGGACGTAGACGCTAATAACATTAATGTAACAGCGGCTATTGCCACTGAAGTGAAATTTACTATGAAGGAAATAAATAGCACTACTATAATTGCTACAGGGGCTTGTACCATTTTACCGGCAACAGACCTAACTAAAGACAACGGATACGATGGTCGAGTTAGGTATATTTGGCTAGCAGCAGACACCGTTACTGCGGGAGAATACTTAGGAGAATTTCAGATCACTTATACTAATGGTGATAAAATGACAGTACCTACAAGTGGTACCTTAGCTATAGTAATTTTGGAGGACTACGATAATGCCTAATACTCAGGAATTATTAACCAATTTAATACCCTTTGCAGATCAGCTATATGTAGATAGATTTAGAACCTTTCTTAATGATACAGTTGCAGAAAATGAATTAGATTTAACAGAAGAAAGTTCAGATACTCTTTTATGACATTGTCTAAAAGATACCCTAGACGAAATTAATTATGAAATACCCCCAATAAGAAGTAGTGTGTATACTACAATATCCGAGGTACCAAGTTGGTCGGTAATGAAATTTGGGGCTACCCTCCATATTTTAGTTTCAAAAGGAATTCTTTCAGCAAGAAATCAATTAACATGAAATGATGCCGGAGGGATTACAGTTAGGGATCAGGATAAGTATGGGCGATATGTAAATTGATTTAACGTGTTATCAACTAGATATGCTAGAATGGCTAGATCTATGAAAATGTCTGCCAACATAGACGACTGTTATGGCGGCGTACACTCTGAATATTTTGATATAGGATACTAATGCTTACTTTAACTTCTTTAGATATAACGTCTTATGATATAGACGCTCTGACTTTAACTTGAGCTTTTTCAGACGTAAGTGCTTCTGGATTTAGCATTAGTGTTTATAGAAGCGAAGCGCCCAGTAGTGACATTACTGAGTATGATTTAATAGCTTCAGGAGTAACAGCTTCTGGTTTTTCTTATTCAGATACTTCTGTAGAAAAATTATATGATCCACAACGTACCTGGTATTATAAATTAAAGATAATAGATTTATCAGATTTATCTTCGTCTATAGCACCAGCTACCCCAGCTTATTTAGATGACACTTCAACTCATAAAGTTTTTAGACGAGTAAAAGCTCTAAAAGAAAAGGCTTTAAGAGTAGGTGGGGGCAGAACTATATACATATTAAAAAGAAGAACTTGAGGGACACATTGTCCGGATTGTTACAATAGTACGTTAGGAAGACAAACTGAAAACGAATGTTTAACCTGCTTTAATACAGGATGAACAGGTGGATATTATGACCCAATAACTATAACGGGTATGATAAATCCAGCACCACAATTTAATCAAATAACAATGTTTGGAGAGTTTATGCCGAGTGACTGTGTTTTAAACATGCTAAATTATCCCCCATTGAGACCTAAAGATGTTGTAGTCGAAACTACTAATCAAAGATGAATAGTTAGACAAGTACGACCTTTAGAATTTCAAGGAACTTTATTAGAGCAAACAGTACATCTTAGCAGAATACTTCCAGACGACACCATTTACGATAAAATATGAGCTTGGTAGAAGAAGTAGCCTTATTAGACGATTTTAATACAGGCAGATTAAAATGAAATAGAAGCCTAGTAGCTTTAGAAGGCGGTATTGATTCGATAAGTACAGCTAATGCGTGGTCTCAAAATTTAGATACGGTCTCAGGACAGTATGTATCTGGAGACTCATATTTGCTGATTAGCGGCTCTTTTATGCATTCTGAGTTCCACACTAGCGGTATTGTTAATGATACCGGAGAATGAGCTTTATACGTTAACTCTCTACGAGTTCCTCCAACCGATATAACTTCAATGATAAATAATGCATTAGGAATATTAATTCAACTAAACACCACAGCGCTAGGATATAGCATCGATGCGACTGATGAATTTCTACTATGAGGACCGGTAATATAATACTAAATGAATATATATGGTCACACTTCCTTTGTCGGGCAAACTGGCTATGCCGCTCATGCTCGTGGATTTTTTAGAGCTTTAAATAACTACTTACCAGTTAAATTAAGAAATTTTTCTGTAGGGCCTTCCTGAGATGGAGTATCTGATCGTCCTCATGAAAAGGAAACATATCTAACAGACATTGATAAAGAAATGTTCATTAGGCAGACTTGTGACGAAGGTATGGATAGTGGGGTGTACAAAGGTATAGATTTTGAGATGTATAACGGAGTCGGAACTCTTCCTCCAGAAAATCCTGTTAACATAATTTTATCAGAAACAAACCACCATTACTGATTCGAAAATAGTTATCCCGGCTACAACATAGGCTATAATGTCTGAGAAAGCACTTTATATCCAAATGAGTTTTTTGAAGCACTATTACGAAATGAAATGTTATGAGTACCCACTAAATGGCAACGCGACTGTAGTATCGCCCAAGGATACCCTGCTGATAGAGTATTTGTAGTTCCGGAGGCTGTGGACACCTCAATCTTTAACGTTAGTTCTGGAAAAAGACCAGACGAGTTTAAAGACGACCGATATAAGTTTGTATTATTTGGCAGATGGGATCATAGAAAATCTACAACAGAAATTTTAAGAGCTTTTAGTGAAGAATTTGGTGCAAATGAACCTATCGATCTGGTGTGTTCTATCGAGAATCCCCACTCGGTGGATGGAATGAATTCTACTAAAGAACGTTTAGCTTTTCATAAAATAGAACATCCAAATATTAAAATTATACCTTTTTTACCTAGAAAAGATTACATTAATTATCTTAAATATGGAGATTGTTTTGTATCTTGCGCTAGATCGGAAGGGTGGAACTTACCCTTAATAGAAGCTATTGCTTCTGGAATTCCCACCATATGCTCAAGCCATCCGGCACAATTAGATTTTGCGGGAGGAATCTCCCAACAAGTAAGGACTATAGATCAAAGACCTATGAAGCCTTTTATGTTTGCTACAGAAGGAGTAGGATTATGAGATGAGCCTGACTTCGACCACTTAAAGGAAATAATGAGAAGCACTTATGAAAATAGAAATATAAATAAGGGCCAGGCACTTCTTAAAGCTCCTAGAGTCAATAAATTTAGTTGACAGAATGCGGCATTAACTGCTGTTGATATATTAAATAATAATGTAAATGAAAATTATTATAAAGATTTTGGAAATTATATTACAGCTATAAAAAGTAATAATACTCCATTAATAAAAATAAATGGACCTATAAAAAAGCAATATACTGTTGAATTTCTTGAAGATAATAAAGAAGTATATAAAGCAGAATTATCAAATGAAGATTCTTGGGCGTCTAGTTTTCCTATTTCAAAAGATACAAAAATTAGGATAAATGGCGAAGATCAATTTTTGCTTGATAAGGTATCAAATAAAATACAAAGTACTGCTGCAAAATTAGGAGCGTATGTAGTAGGCGGTGATCTCAAATATATGCCTTATGTAGAGGCGTGTGTAAAAAGTTTATTAGAATTTTCAAAACTCCCAATAATTGTTTATGGATTTAATTGTGAAGTACCCTTTTCATATTCGAGAGTAATAAATAAAAAAATAGAATATTCTGGAGGCAAAGTAAACCAGGTAGGTCATGTAGATAGCCAAAACTATTTTGCTAGAATAGCGGCTGCATTAGAAACTACAAAAAATGATGAATTTGATTATTATATTTTTTTAGATGGAGATATGGTAGTGTCGGAAAATATAGACCATCTTAATACTTATGTAGATAAACTAAAACATTATCCACTATGTATGAGATATAGATACCCCTCTTTATTACATTTTAGAGAGGATGGGGATGGGCGAAGAGAAAAGAAGCATGGAGAAGAGCTTTGCGAACTATACGGGTGAGATACCGGTAATTTACCATATAGCGGTCACACAGTGGCCACAGGTATATTTATGTATGATAAAAGATCTCAACGTTTTTTTGAAGAAGTTCTCCGAGAAGAGGCTTATATAAGGAACATTAGTAATACAGATTCAGATGGTAAAATTTTTGTAGATGACACGGCATGCTCTGAAGAACGAATTATTAACATGTTATTTTGAAAATATAAATATGACGAGTTTCTTCCTATAACTTGAATTTCTCCACATGACAATGTTATGGGCTTTAGCCAGGGGCATATAGCCTCCTTAAATTATTCTTCTATGTTTTTTATGGAGAATTGGCCCAAAGAAATGGATGAGATTTACCCAAAAAGCGAAGCTAATATACTAGCGTATCATCCAGAAATCGATAACAAAAATCCTAATACTGCTTCAAAAGTATTGAGGTTTCTTAAAAAAATTAAGAAAGAGATTGTAGTTATAAGCTCTTATACTGATACCGCTAGTAAAGAAAAATTATTAAAAGAACGCATAGCGCAAATTAAGGGGTTTGGATACGATATATTATTATCAACCCACTATGATGTTCCTCAGGAGATAAAAGATGAAGTAGATCACTATGTGTATGATCCAAATAATGAAATATTTGAAACTCCTGAATTTTTTTGAGGAGATCTTTCTGGAGTTTATTTTGAAACTTTTTATAGTAAAAATAAAAATCATTCTTATGCAGCGTTTACATTATTTAAAAATGCCTTTAATTACTGTAAAAACTTAGAGGTTGATACTATACATTTTTTAAATTATGATGTTTTGTTAAAATACAATCCTTTCATTAAATTTAGAACTCTATTAAAGACCACTAATAGTTCAGGATGTTTTATTACAAGTCAATCAAACGAAGACAATATAACTTTTGAAAATGTTAGAGTTCTTATGTTTTCAGTTACCACTAAATTTAAAGGATTTGAGGGAATAGATTCTTTACAAGAATACTTAGAGCTTTCAGAAAGACAATTGGAGAAGTGACTTTATGAGCGTTTTAGAATGCAAAATATCTGAGATGATATTATAAAATTAGATGAAAAAACAGAAGCTTCTCAATATACAATAAAGGATTCCATAAGCTTGACAACTTATAAAGTTAATTTATTTGAAAAAAATAAAAATTTATTGGCCCTAATTTTTAGAGAAAGATTAGATGATAATGAAGTATTATTTAAATACACTTGCTATGAGGATACTAGAGATGTATTGGAGAGAGAGGCGCATATTAAATTTGAAACAGATAGTAAAGTGGTGGTGATTAATTTAGGAAATTTAAAAGATGTTAAGAATATTAGTCTTTTAGATTCTCATAATGGTGTGGAAATAACTAAGGAACTAGACGAAAAAACTTTATCTGAAATAGAAAATAATATAATTAGGTTAGAAAAAGAAGTAGAAATGGTGGATCTAACAAGAAATGATATATTACAAGCTATAGAAGATAATAAACCTTTAAAAGAAGTAGTGGCTATTTTAGCCTATACTAACACCAAAGAAAAAATAGATGTTTTAAAAAAATGTATAAAGCGAATTAAGGAATTCGGATATGATATTTTGTTAGTAACACACTACCCAGTTAGTTTAGAAATACAAAAATCTGTAGAACATTATGTATATGATAGTAACAATGAAATTATAGAAATCCCGGTTACTTTTTGATTTGATAACGAAGATTATTTTGTTAAATCTGTAAATCATGAAACTCCAAATCATTCTTATGCAGTATTTTCATTATTTAAAAATGCAGAAGTATACTGTAAATCACGAGATATAGACATAATTCATTTTTTAAACTACGATATGATTCCGCAAAAGGATTTATTTAAAATTCATAAAGAAGATTTAGGTAAAGGCGCTCATGGCTCATTTTACTACTATGATACAGATGAGGATTCTTTTGCTATGACATTTTTTTCAATTTCTAAAAATTTTACGGCGTTCAATAATATAAATAATTCCCAGCAATATTTTAAGGCTTCTTCTTCAAGAGATGGGGATTCTAGACTGTATCTAGAGCCTTGGATTTATGATCTTATTATTAAAACAGAGGGAGAGTCTAATCTAAAAATAAGAAAATATATAGATGTAGAAAAGGATTATGGAGTTAAGAATTTAATTACTGATGGAGCTCTTAATATATATGGATTTGTATATAAGAAAGAATTTAGGTTAGTATTAGGTAAACCAAATATTACTGATGATTCTAAATATTTGTTAAAATATAATGGTAAGGAAATTAATTTAGATTTTTCAGGTTCTAAATTTTTTCATCATAATTTGGGATTAAGTTCTAAACTAAATAAATATCAAATATATAAAGATGGTAAATTATTCAAGAATGAGCTAGTTACAAAAGATTACAAAAAAAGAATAGAAAAATATAACACATTTGTCGTGAAGGCTGATACTAAACTTCCTAATAAGTTGATGATAGTAGCTCACCCGGACGACGAACTTATTTTTGGAGGATACGACTTATTAAAAGACCCTGAAGATTGAAAAGTTATATCAGTAACGGGAAAAAGTAATCCAATTAGAGCGTATGAGTTTAGCAAAGCTATGGAAACTTTAGGAGTAGGAGAATATGCTTTATGAGATTTTCCTGACTCTTTATATGATAAATTTGATGAAAAATATTTAAGAAAATTTATATTAGGTGAAACTTCTAGAAGATATTATAAAAAAATAGTAACTCATAATTCTAACGGAGAGTACGGGCATGTACAGCATAAATCTCTTCATGATGCTATGATAGAAATTAGTCCTAGAAATTTATATACTTTCTCGATAGGAGATAAAACTAAAATATATCCTTTAGAAGAAAAAAGAAAATTACTTGAAGTTTATGAGAGTGAGGAAACAGAATTGCCTGGTTATTTAGATTATCTTTATTACGGGGAATCAACTTCTATATTAAATGGAAATATATCAGTTGACCATAATTTTGTAGATGGACCATTTGTAGAATTGTGAGGATCAGAATCTGACCATACTTATGATATAAAATTTATTGATCAAGATTTAGAAGAGGTTGTATATGAGAAAATTGGAGTATCTGCTAATAGCTGAATTAAAGCAAGTAGAGTATATTTTACCAATTATATGATTACGGTACATAAAGGTGAAGAATTAGTGAACCAATACGCTTTTAATTGTGATAATAAACGAGTATTAATTGCGTTAGATAGCAGCTCTCTAGGAGATACTTTGGCTTGAATACCCTATGTTCAAAAGTTTAAAGAAAAACATAATTGCGAAGTAATAGTGTCTACATTCCATAATCATTTGCTTGATTATCCAGAATTAAAGTTTATTAGTCCGGGAACTACTGTTGACAATTTATACGCAAGCTATGTAGTAGGTATTAGAGAAGATGATGATTTCCTTCATAAAAGAAATCCATTTTCAATTCCTTTACAAGAGGTTGCTTGTGATATTTTAGGTCTCGAGTATGAAGAACTATTACCGCAAATGGCTAAGATTAAAGGACATACTGATATTGACGGTCCTTATGTATGTCTAGCGGCCCACTCCACAGCTCAGTGTAAATATTGAAATTATCCTGGAGGATGGCAAACTGTGGTAGACTATTTAAATTCAAAAGGTTATAAAGTAGTAGTTATAAGTAAAGAAGAAAGTGAATTAAATGGCATAATCGACAAAACTAACTTGAATCTTACTGAAACAATGCGTATATTGAAACATGCTACATTCTTTATGGGATTGAGTTCAGGATTAGCTTGGCTAGCTTGAGCGTTAAAGGTGCCAGTATTAATGATTTCCGGCTTTACAGCGCCTTGGTATGAATTTAAATGTGTTAGAATGCATAAAGACACAGTATGTCATAATTGTTTTAATGAGGAAAAATTTGATAGAGGCGATTGAAATTGATGTCCTAGAGGAAAGAATTTCGAGTGCTCTTCAAGTATTTTACCAGAGGAGGTAATTAATACTATTTATGAAAATTGAAATATCTAATGGAGAATTAATAGATAAGCTATCTATTCTTCAATTAAAAACTGAGAATTTTACTGACCCAGAAAAGATTAAAAATGTACAAACAGAATTTGAGGCTTTACAACATAGCGTTGTAGAGCTATTGAATTTCTCATTGGATTCTGAAAGTTATATGAATCTTTATAATTGTAATGCAGAGCTATGGGATATAGAGGACCAACTGCGTAGAAAAGAACAATTAAAAGAGTTTGATGAGGAATTTATAAAATTAGCGCGAGCAGTGTATTACACTAATGACACTAGAGCTAATTTAAAAAAAATAATTAACAACGAAACCAACTCTATGTTTATTGAGGAAAAAGAATACGTAAACTATAACTAGTTTGGAGACCCCGCATGTCAGGACAAATAAAAGCCAAACAAATATCGGATGTATATAGCCAATCACAGGCTAATGCAACATTTTCAGCAAAATCCCACAACGCATCCGCCGCACCACCAGCGTCCCCAATAACTGGACAGACTTGGTGAGATTCATCTAATGAAGTATTAAAAACATGAACAGGTAGTACATGAGTAGCCTCTGAAGGTACCTCAGGTACTTCTGGCTCAAGCGGAGCTAGCGGTGCTAGCGGTACTTCCGGATCAAGCGGAGCTAGCGGTGCTAGCGGTACTTCCGGAACTAGCGGTACTTCTGGATCAAGCGGATCAGCAGGTTCAAGCGGATCTTCGGGGACTTCCGGAACTTCTGGAACTTCAGGATCAAGCGGAACTTCAGGATCAAGCGGTACGAGTGGTACAAGTGGTACGAGTGGTACTTCAGGTTCAAGCGGTTCAGCAGGTTCAAGCGGTTCAAGCGGTACGAGTGGTACTTCTGGATCAAGCGGGACTTCAGGAACTTCAGGATCAAGCGGATCATCAGGATCAAGCGGAACTTCGGGAACTTCTGGTTCAAGCGGGACTTCAGGAACTTCTGGTTCAAGCGGGTCAGCAGGATCAAGCGGTTCTTCCGGAACTTCCGGATCAAGCGGTACGAGTGGAACTTCAGGATCTTCTGGAGAGAAAGGAGTTACTGGAGATTCAGGATCAAGTGGATCAAGCGGAACCTCAGGCTCTTCTGGAGCTAAAGGAGACGCTGGAACGAGTGGTTCAAGCGGAACTTCTGGTTCAAGCGGAACTTCAGGATCAAGCGGTACTGGCGGTACTTCTGGGTCTTCTGGAGGAGTTGGAACGAGCGGTACTTCAGGATCAAGCGGAGCAGCAGGAACTTCAGGTTCAAGTGGAGATACGGGGGTGCCCGGAGCTTCAGGGTCAAGTGGTTCTTCCGGAACCTCAGGATCAAGCGGTACGAGTGGTACTTCGGGGTCAAGTGGAACTAGCGGTACTAGTGGTACTTCGGGTTCGAGTGGATCAAGCGGTTCAAGCGGTTCAAGCGGTACGAGTGGTACTTCAGGTTCAAGCGGTACGAGTGGTACTTCAGGTTCAAGCGGATCAAGCGGTTCAAGTGGATCAAGCGGTACGAGGGGTACTTCCGGAACTA